ATTTGCCATTCTTGGTTAGCAATAGAGCCAATTGCGCCGGTCATAGTAGCCGCCGTTTTAGCAATTGCGGTGACTTTGCCCTTAAGGTTTTCAAACCTTGTTTCAGCAAGTTTTCCTTCGTTAGTCATTGTGAACGTACGCGCATCAATTGGGCCCGCCACACGTTCTAGGTTGCTGTTTCTAACTGCGTCAATAGACTCAAGCAGCGCGTCAGTTTCAGCAATAGTTCTTTCAACGGCTTTAAAATCTTTGCCTATTTCGGCTTTTAATTTAACCGTTTGTTGTGGCGTCAATTTATCCGTACGCGCAACGCCCAACACGCCTGGTGAGCCTAACCCGCCGCCTTTGTATTCGCGCGCGTTAATCTCTAGCCTTTGGCCTGGTGTAGTTGGGTCGTCAATTCTAGTTAATGTAGGCGCTTCTTGTTTAGCCGCCGCTATCAATTGAGTACGTTCGGTAGCAAGTTGCTGAACATTCAACGCAACTTTAGGATTGCCCATATACGGTCTAAGGCGTTCAATTTCAGCGCTAATATCTTGTATCCGCGTGTTTGCATCTCTTACTGGTGCAGCAGCGGTAACAGGTGCAACCGGAGTAACAGGCGCCGCCGTTGGTGCAACAGGAGTAACAGGCGCCGTTGCCGGTGCTTGCGCGCCAGGCACTAGCATATTGGTCGACGCCGGTGCGGCGGGGGCCGCGCCCACTATTGCAGGTAACGCGTTAGTAACTGCGGGCGCTGTACCGCCGCTAGTCATAGGCAAAGTAAAAGGCGCCCCACCGCCACCACCACCGCCGGTTGTAGGCGCAACAAACGGCGGCGTAGAAGGTCTGCCCGCCAATCTGTCGGCCTCGGCCCGATCAGCTAAATCTTGAGCATAGCGTTGTTCAGCAATTGTCGCTTGGCGGTTGCCCGCTGCCGCGCTAATACCGGCTGCTTGAATACGCGTTTTGTTTGTCGCTTCTGTATTAGCGTCAACAAACAATTTTTCGGCTTTTAACGACGCATTTTTTAACCAGTTTTGAAATGCGGCAGGGTCATTTTTAGGGATTGCTGCCAATGCAACATCCATCGGCGCAACCGATTCAACGTAAGGACGGGTAAGAGGGTTTGCATAAAAATTACTCAACCACCTTGCTGCGTCGTCAGGCGATTTAATAAAGCCCACTTGATCTTTATACAAACCTAAAGACTTCTCCGCCGTGTTTATATCGCGCGCAGAGTTTTCACTTAGCTGCCCAATAATTTTCATACCCGCTGAGGGGTTGCGCGACAACAATTGGCGCCTACCTTCGGCGCTTGACGGATCCCCGCCTTGCGCGTAAAAATCACGCAAAGCGTTTTCGCTTTCAAAGCCTTGCTGCGCTTGCCGAATTTGCATCATCTGCCCCATTTGGGCAAGCATATTGGGCTGCTCTACGGGCTTAATGCCTAGCGCAATGTTAGTGTCGAGTGCCATGACTTAATCCTTTATTAACCTCGGTAAGTAAAATCAATTCCCGACGTAAGGTCTGATCCTGTTAAACCGGCTGTTTGAGTATTTCTACCCTGAAGCAGTTTATTAAGGTAATAAGTGTTGGCAAGATTGCTGATGCCGCTTACCCCTTGGTTAAACGCGTTCGCCCCACCAATGATACCCGCCGCTTGAGCGTTGGCCCCGCCGGTCAGCGCATTGGTGGCGTTGGTAGCGTAATTGCCATAGGCTGTTGCGCTTGCATTGCCGTAGTTGCCGTACATACCTGAAATGCCTTGGGAAGCTGCGCCAGTAGCACCCAAAGCAGATGCTTGGCGATTGTTTAGTGAAGTGCCATAGTCACCATAGGCTTGCTGCCCTGCCGCGCCGTACTGCGCCCCTGCTTGACCAGTAAGCGATGCTGCGTTTAGACCTTGACCCGACAGCGAGGCAAAAGGTGATAACGTGTTACCGCGCATAGTCTGAAAACGATTAAACGCGTTTTGATATTCTTGCGAGGCTGCTTCTTGACCAAACGCTTGTGAGGCTTTGAGAGCATTGCCGGAGATTAGCCCGCCACGCGCAGCAGCTTGGCGATCCACGGCTTTTAAACCCTCGGACATACGGAAACCGTAGCCTGGGTCTTTACCCGCAGCAAAGTCAGCGGGGGTAAACTCAGCGCTTGAATATCTGCCATAATCGGCAGCGCCCGTGTTACCCCCAATACCCAACAACGTATTAAGTTGATTGGTGGCTGCAACGCCCGATTCGCGGTAAGGCTGATAATCGCTGCGCTGTTGGGTATAGATGCCTTCTGCAAATTTCAGACGATCAGCAAGAAGAGTTTTCTGCTCTTCAGAAATACCGCCGATGATTTCATTTTGCTTATCAAGGTATTGCTGTTGCGTCAAAATGCCACGGTTAAGCCCGTCGCGCAACGTTGCAATTTGATTCTCCGCTGCATTTGCGGCAATAACATTGGCTTGTTCGGCGGCTTCTCTTTGCGCTTCGGAGGCTTGTCTTGACGCTTTGGCGCTGTTTGCGCTGCCGATTAGACCCGCGCCCGCGCTAATTACCGCACCAGTAATAATTCCAGCCATGTTAATTCTCCGTTAAGACTAGCCTAGCATTATTGTTTGCTAACGCCAATCTTTTATCTAACATTCCACATTCAGGAATGACATAAAGTAATTCTTCTATTTCGTCTATGTCGGTGCAGCCACTAGGGTTGTCGTAGATGTCAACCCATACAAGTTCTTCGTTACCCACCCAACCCACTCGGCGCGTACCCGCTGGCGCATCTAATTCTAGCGGTGCGGTTAGGGTGTGCAGTTCATCACCTAAGTTGACTGAAATTGTACCTTTTTCAAGTCTAACTTTATAGGGTGATTTATGCGCCGCGCCCACGATGACCGTGTTGGGCGGCACAATCATCGTGCGAATGTATTGCCCGTCTTTAAAAACGTGCGTTGTAACGATGTCGGCCTGTGGCATTTTCAAAAGTTCGTCTTGCAACACGTCAATCTTCTGCTGCAAGGTAGGCTTTAGAAAGTCAAGGTTAAAGGTTACTTTCACACAAGCACCCAAGATAGTGTTGTTTCATTCCAAACATAATTATTGCCGTCAGTTGGGTATGGTACTGGCGGTTGCCAAAGCCAAGTCGGTGCGCTGATTGTCCACGACGGGAAAGGCTGTGGTGCGTAGAACACCCCGACCACGCCATTCTCAATTACCGTTGTGTCCAAAGTGTAGCCTGGAAGCGCGTAGTTGGCTCTCAGTTCTTTTGATTGGTCAGGGTCAGGTGTATTTGAGTCGGGCAGATAATAAATGCCGCCACGGGTGTTATATGACGTCTGCCAATACGTTGACGGATCGCCAAACGCGCCTGTATCTATTACCTCTTGGTCAATGACAATGACGGATTGAACAATACCTTTTCCGCTTTCCATAACCGGAACGTGTGCAAAATTACTCATGCTTTATAAGTCCCTGAAGAAGTGAACTTGATAATTGTATTTGCGCCGCTAGTCGTAACAGTTGGCGAGCCGGTTACCGTGCCGGTGTAAAAGAAAGTTGGAACTAAAAGGATTACAACGCCTGATCCGCCCAATCCATTGCCTCCTCCTCCGCCGCCGCCGGTGTTGGCTGTGCCGTTCCCGCCGTTTCCGCTGCCGCCGCCGCCTGACCCACCTGCACCACCTGCGTCTTGTCCTGCTCCACCACCACCGCCACTATAAGTAACGGATGATCCGGTAATAGATGAACTAGAACCAGCACCTCCTGCGCCGCCGGTAGTATTTCCTCCTGTAGAGCCCGCTGCGCCAGCACCACCGCCGCCGCCGCCTGCAAGGTTGCCGCCGGTGCCGCCGTTGCTACCTAAAGAAACACCATAGGTAATTGCACCACCACCGCTAGGAGATGTGCCCCCAGCGCCACCACCACCGCCACCACCTGAAGCACCTGAACCGCCAGTAGCGGTTACATTGCCACCAGTACCACCACCAATTGATCCAATAAATCCGCCAAGAGATGAAGCATTACCACCGCCTGACCCTACCGTTACGGTGTAAGTTACACCTTTTTGAAGAGCAAAATTAGACGCAGCAATAAATCCTCCGCCACCACCCCCGCCACCGGCTGTGCTTGCGTTACTTCCGCCATTGCCACCGCCGCCGATAGCTAAAATTGCAGCGGTAATAAATGGATAAGATTTAGCTAATTGATAATCCTCAAGCGTCCAAATGCCCGATTGGTTGGGTGCAAGGGATGTGCCGATTACGCCGCCATTGCTCACGATATGTCCTCATAGCTGCAAACAACTTTCAGTTTTGACGCTGTGCCTGCAACCGCACCAATCGACATATTCTCCTCAAGATAAATCATATTGAGTTTACTAATGACCACCAAAGTTGACGCAGCCGGAATTGAAACAGTAGACGCCATTGCCGTAGCTGTGCCGCCAAGCGCCGCAGCAGAATAGTGATTAACCGTAACCGTCACGGCGTTTACAGTATCAATATTGGCGACCACAAGCGAATCAAGTTTAAACACTTTGCCGCTTGACGCAGCGTTGCTTAAAACTGAAGTTGCCGAAGTTGTCGTTAAATCGGCGGTTACGACTTTGCCATAAATTGCTGTGACGTTAACAATATTAGGAGCAGCCATGATTTATAGTCCAAAAATAATTGAGAAAGCAATTGAGAGAGCGGTAGTTTTGCTAAGTGTATTAACATTAAGTAGTTGAAATCGCGTACCGTCATACTCAATCAACGTCAACGCACCGGCAGTAATATCGCCCGCCGCTAAAGGTGTAGTGCCAAACTTGGTAATTGACTTGACACCCAACGTGTCGATGTCAATTGTGACCGCGCCGGTGTTGGTGTTTTGTGCAATAAAGCTGTATTGTGCGCCCGCAGCATAACCGCCCAACGTAGGCGTAGCCAAGCCTGTCAGCGCATTTGTACCGGAAACCGTAATGAGGTTGCTAATGCTTGTGGTGTCGTTAATTGCAGGGATACTGTCATAGGTGCCAATTTGTGCGTAAGTCGAAGAGGTCAACACAAACTTGTACAGCACCCCGCCGTCTAACCAAATCTCAGCCGGTGTGCGCCCTGCTGCATCCAACACAATCGGGTTGGTGTTGTTAGTTCCACCATCACGCGAAGTGTAGGTTGTAGCTGGCGTAGTTGTGCCCGACAGGTAGCTGTACAGCAAGCCGCCCGTGAGCGGTGCGCCATTGGCGTCTAGGAATTGAGCGCCCGCACCGGCAAAGGCTGAAAGATTGATCGACATTAGACTATCCCTGTAATGATGCCGTTGACGACCGTCACGGTTTTAGAATCGGCTGTGGTAAACGTACCGGACGCAGCACCCGTGCCCCCGCCTAGTTGTTCGTATATTGCGTTAAGAAACCTAAACCACTCGCGCGAGATTAGCCCCGTTCTAGGGTCTACAAGCGGAACGCGTGGCGCGGTGATTTGGGTAGGGTTCATGCTTTGGTTGCCTCAACGTCAAGTTCTGCCGCCATAATGGCAATCTTGACCGGATCGGTGCCTGAAAGCTCATAAACCCGATCACGCAGTTTTAAAGTCATACCAAGGCGGCGCCAAATGACGCGGGTGCCGTACTCGCCTACGCCGCCCATTGATTTCCAATGCTCGTTTGACCAAGTGTGACCGCCGTCATCTGACCAGCGCAGCATGACTTGAGGTTGCACAAAATCATCTACGGCGTTAATAATTTCGATCTGATCGACAATACCAAGCGAGCCTGATATTACCAAGGGGCTCAAGTAAATGCGCCCTGGCACCTCGGTCACGCCTGGCAGACCCACACCGGTTTCGCAATCCAGTTGCAACGAATGCTGGGCAGTACGTTTAAAGTTATTAGTGCCGGTGGGCAGCGCGCGCCATGAACGCAACCATTTCTGAATGCGGGGGCCGTCAGCGTAGACGTTTAAATCATAAGCATACAAATTGCCGTTTTGAAAATCGCCTACGATAATCTCTTGGTTAAACGACACTTGGCAATTGCTGCGATGACGGCTAAAGTCGCCATTGGTAAAACTTGCCCGCTCATGCCACGCTTGTGAGGCAACATCAAACACCCAAGTCGCTTGCGCGGTGGGGAATGTCAAGACGTAAAACGCATGACCGTCTTGTTGGTAGGTGTAGGCAATGGCATCAGAAATGTCACCGTATTGCTGAATTTGCCACTCGACTGCGTGGGTGCTAATTCGCACACCGGTGTAGCCTTGTGAACGGTAGACAATGCCTCGGCCACGGTCGTCCGCGCCTAACCAAAACACCCCATTATCCAATTTGGCAACGGAAAATGTTGCAGCGCAACCAATTTCGTTAAACGCGCCTTGGATTCGCTGTAAGGGAAAACCCGCACCCGCTGCGGCAGCGTTGTACCAAACCTCGACCGAGTTGCCACCAAACAACCAAATCTCAGAATGGTCGGTGATAGATGACACCAAATGGTCAGGGTCGCCCTCTGCGCTTGCAAAATCAAGTGGGTCGATAGAGAGTGGGTCTAAGAGCGTAGACGTCCATACGCGCTGGCTAGAGGGTTCTATGAAAACAAAGTAGCCTGCAAGATACGACACGGTTAGCGCGCCAGGGAAGTCTGGATCAGTAATCTGCCCAAACTCGTCTGTGTCAGCGTTGTAGACAAAACTTGGCCCGTTACACGCTACCATCAAATGAATGCCATCGTCGGTCATTGACACAGGGCCGTCATTGGCAACCGTGCCAAGCGCTGTAATGGTGTACTCGGTGTCTACCTTGTACAGCGTATTGCCCGACACGACGTACATATTGTTGTCAAACGTCCATAGCCCCCGCACGGGGCCGGTGCCAACAGACGTGACCAAACGCAGCCCTGGAGCCCTGTTCAGAAACGCGGGTTCTTGCCCGCCTTCGGGAATTACCTCGGGAAACAAATTGACCATACGGTTGGCAGCAGCGTTGACGCTGCGAGCCGTATAGGCGGAGCCGAGGATAGGCGACTTCATCAATAATTACCGGCAAAGATGTTGAAGCGCTGACGCGTTGCAACAATCGAATAGGGCAACGACATAATATCGTCAGGGTTGTTGATGCGTTTCAAGTTGCGCTTGGAGTACATGGCAATGCGCGACACTTGAGGCGACGGTTCTACACCAAACTCGGGTGCTAGTTCACACGCCAAGTTGTAGCGGAATGCGCGAAGATAGCCTGGCGGGAACGCTAAAGGCGTAGACAACAACGCGGGGGTAGTTAGTTCTTGCACCGACACAATGTGCCATTCCAATACCTTGGTGGGCACCGGATAGACGGTCATCGTAATGTCGGGGTAAGTCATGTTAACAAACATGACTTGAGGATAAGTAGACGTCACGGTCTTGACCGCAATGCCGTTGTATTGCTGCTGATTGACTAGCTTAATGCCAAACGAAATGTTAGATGACGGGTCACGAAAGTAAGTCGAGTCATCTATCAGAATAGGGCGGTTGCCTACAAAGTCGCCCGTGGGGCCAAGCGTGCGCGTGGCAAAGTTTGGCAACCAAGAGAAGACTTGATCTTGGGTAGAAAACACCGACAAACGCTCGGTGTTCCATGAGTCAATCATCTGATTGAGTGCGGCTAACGCGTCGGTAGCGGTCGCAGCCGACGGTTCTTCACCTTCAGCCAGTTGACCGATTAGGCGTAGCGCCCCATTGATTTGATCACCGGCTGTGGTTGTAGTCATACCTACTCCGTTTTACGACGTCGTTTTAGCTCATTCACAGGCGCAGCCTCTACTTTAGGCGCGTCTAAATTATATACTTCCCACCCGTTTTTGACGTCCTCTTCGGCTTCCACATCGGAAATTGCCACTTTGTTGCCGTGTACGGGGTGCTTGAGGTAAATGTGCATTCAGAATCCTTGTGCGAGGGGCGAGGATCACCCGCCCCTCTTTGCATTAACCTGCGACGCGCAAGGCGACATAGGTATTCTCAGCGGTCTTGCGAACACGCCAATTGCAAGAAGTGTTTGCCGAAACAGCAGCAGTACCAACCAAAGTCACGCCGGTGTTAGCCGTGACCGTAGCAGCGTTTGTGCCACCAATGTTGATAATGAAAAAGTCAAAACAGCTATTGACTTTCATGCTTGGGAAAGCAGCTTCTAGAGCTGTACCCAAAGGCATTGTTAATGCAGCAGCAGCACCGTTATAAGTGATGATGCCGGTTGCCAATTCAGCAGCAGTCAAAGTAGCTGCGGCTGTTTTAGCTGTAGGAGTCACTTGCGTGACCATGTTGATTTCGGCTTCGTTACCGTCACCGAATTGATATCCGCCTGCGCCATTTGGAAGAGTTGGCATGATGAAATTCCTTTGAAAAGTTTAGAAAATGGGGCCGAAGCCCCACTCTGTTTAGCCCCACAGACGAACGGCGGTGACCGGACGAACCGCGTTAAAGCCGTACAACACGTCAATACGGCAAGGCATACGGTCGTTGTTGATGTCGTACTGACGTACGATACGCAACGAAATACCGTTATGCACTTGACGTGAAGCCATGTCAACCCCCTGTGGCAACAGCAAGTCAGCAGTCGCCAACGTGATCGCATCTTTGTGATAGATCAAGTTTTGCGGGTACGCTGTAGCCGATCCACCCAAGAACGTCAGCACAGCGCTAGCTGCTGGGAACGCGCTGATGGTAGCCAAGGCGTTAGCCGAGGTAAACATAGGTGGTTGAACTGACAGAGTTGCGGTAGTTGTTGACGAAACAGTTACGTCAGCAGTTACGACAAACTGTTGCAGCGAACCAGTTGTTTGACGGGTTTGTGGGTTGACTGCAAACACGCCAGCGATAGTGAACACGTCACCAATCTTGAACGTGGGTGAGCCGCTTGTGAAGCTGATGTCAAGCGATGTTGCACCTTGGGTAGTCACAGCAGTTGCCACGATTGGGGCAGTTGGTGTAACACCGGTTGTGTGCTGAACAATCGACTGCGACATATTGATCTCGTCTAAGCCCAATACGCCTTCGCCCATCATACCGTTCTTGAACTGACGGCTGATAGTACCAGTTGGGTTAAACAGACCTTTCAAGCCCTCGACCAAACCGGCGTTGGCGGCTGGGTTAACAGTCGCATAACGTGGGCTCATGGGGGTGGCAAACTCGTTGAGTTTCTGTTGTGCTGCAAGCAGAACAGCAGAAGTCGAAGGAGTCGAGCCAGGAGTGCCTACTGAGTTGTAAATACCTTTGTAGGCAGTTGCCACGTCAGCGTCAACGCTTGATGCCAATTGCGACACACGGGGCTTAAGAACGCGTTCTGCGAAGTCATCCAATTGCATGGTGAGTTCGGCAGACGTGAAGTTCACGCCAATGTGCTTTTGGGTTGAAACAGTCAAAGTTGTGAACTGTTCGTTGTCGTCTTGCACTTGCAAGGCAGCACCGTCAGTAACTAAGGCGCGGTCGGGTAAGCGAATACGCAGGGTTGAACCAATTTTTGCGCCTTCAACGGCGAATGAATCGTCGTACTGACGATTGACGTTGCGACTGATCACCAAGTTGTTCTCGAGGATTTCGAGGGATTTACGGGTGATCATGTCAATGGTAAGAATGCTATTTGCCATGATAATTCCTAAAATAAGTTAGCGGAGGGTACGCGCTTCGTGCTTCTTTATCTGTCGCAATCTTTCGGCCTCAATCCAGTCTGACGTGGACATTGACTTGATAGAGCGTGGATCAGTCGTATCGTATGCCGGTGAGCCGGTCGTACGGGCTGAAACAGGTGAAATAGGCGCTGGTGCGTTTGAAGTCTTTTTGACCGGTGGGTTTGCGGCTAACTGAGCCTCAATCTTTCCGATTTCTTTGGCTTGCATGATAGGCGAAAGACGTGAAATCCGTTCCGCTTCTCGGGGGTTTGCACCTAAGTGGTAAGCCACTTCGGGGCCGTTGTCCGAGGCCTGAATGGATTGGGCCATCACGGTAGTAATTGGCAGATTCGGGTTGTATGCGACTTGTTCAAAGTCCTCATACTTCGCACGAACTTCCTCTTCCTTGTCGTGATAGGTTTCGAGTATTTCAGCTTGCTGCTTGCGCTGCTCGCGCTCCGCTAGTTTTTGCTCCGCACGTTGTTCTGCCAAGGCTTCGACATAATCTTCGTTTGAAGCAAACTGCTCGGGCGTGACCGGTGCTTGAGGCGCAACAGGTTGAACCGCTCTTTCCCTTTCCCACTTTCGCTGCTCGCGTGCGAGCCGTTTACCGATGGCTGCGTCTAATTCCTCTTGTGAAAAGGTCTTAGGTGCTGCTTCGGGTACTTCCGGCGCAGATACTTCAACAACCGGTTCTGCCGTAACTTCCGGTGTCGGCGCGGGTACTTCCGCTGGGCTTACTTCGTCTGACATTTGTAACTCCGAGGAGTCCTGGTGGATCGCACCAGTACGATTAGTATATTACTTAGACTGTATAGGTGCAAGCACCCACGAAACTGTAGCTTCATCCCAGCCGTACTGTTTACCGTCTGTTGGCTTTGGTACAGGGGCTTCCCATAGCCATGAAGCATTTAATACCCATGAAGGGTAAGGCGCTGGGGCGTAAAACTTATCGTTAAGGGAATCGTATGTATACCCAATCCCTGCGTAGTTTCCACGCAACGGGCGACCTTCAGGGTGTTGATTGCCGTAGGTGTTGTAGCTAGTCTGTATCCACTGACCAGGCAAAGCGTTTACAAAATCCTGTTCTGCAACAATTACTTGCTCAACAATACCGTCAACGACTTTTGCGAAGTGACTCACTTTACTTCCTCTTCTACGGCTGGCTCTACCCAATTAGGATCGTGCGCCCATTCTACCGATGGAAGCGCAGCTAACGCCTCAACATCAACACAAACTTCAATAACGGAAATAGCCTGTGCAGCCTGCACACGAATCTCTTGACGCCATGCAGCCCAATCCTCTGCCACAACAGAACCCGTCTCAAACGCCTTTACAGCCATCCAATCACTAGGCAATAGAATGCTATAGGCTTGTGCGTTGATTGCGTCTACAGCCTGTTTTACGCACCCTGCCAAGTCTTTAGCGATAGATGTGTAGGCAACATCTACTTGCTTGGTATCGGCGTTATACGTTGGAGGTAATTCTGTCACCCAATAAAACTTGTCATCAGGACGCTGTGCGTACACAACATCAACAATGCCAAGTGCTGCTTTCTCAGCAGGGGTAGAGAGGTTGAGCCAATCTTGAGGGTACACGGTGTTGCCGATTTTGAAAGCAATACCTTCAGGCAAAAACCTTTCAAAAGCGTTGTCTTTAATGATTGCAAACATAATTATCTCGCAAGGGAGTTTTTGAAAGGG